CGAGACCGCACCTTCGCTTGTGTTCCTGCTGATCGGCGGCGTCATCGCCGACCGGGTCGCGCCGCAGCTCGTCATCGTCGCCGCGAACGTCATGCTCGCGGTCGGCGAGGGAAGCCTCGGCGTGCTCGTGATGATCGGCCAGGCGCGAGTCTGGAACATGATCTTGCTTCAGCTGGTGACCGGTAGCGGAATCGCGCTGTTCTACCCGGCATCGACGGCGCTGCTGCCCCGGCTGCCCATCGGTTTATCGCTTACGCCGCCCAGCCTCCGGGGATCGCCGCCGCAAGTGGGCGAGCAAACCAAGGAGGCCAAAAAGAGTGGCCCAAGACGCAACAGTCGATAGCATACTGGCGAAGCGCATCGCCCGTTGGCGGCGCACCGAGACGGTGACGCCAGGTTGGTGGGATAGGGACTGCCGAGTTTGTCTCGAGCTTTGGCGGTACGACGGCAGCGAGCAAGCGTATCACACGCGCACTGGTCGCACATCGTACCACTGCCGAGGCGGTGACACAGTGATTATTATCACGGGCCACCAAATTGAGGAAGAGGTACACAGCGACCACAGCGATGGCGAGATTGCGACATTTGTCCACGCCATGGAGAAAGCAGGTAGGATGTGAAACAGGATAAGCCGAATTACGGATGGCTGTCTAAGGCTGTTTGGCGGGACAGCCCAGCGACAGTGAAACAAATCAAGCGGGATGCACGACGCCTACGTCGCCGTATCGCTGTTCGGGTAGTAGCGGAGTGGGGCGATTAGCCCCCTCCTTTTTATCCACATTAGTCCACGATCCACAATTCGTCCACCCTCCAAACGTCCATTTGTCCACGAGTCCACAACGGATCACTGATCGCCTGTTGGCGCGGCTGCCCGTAGCCTGGGAAAATGAACTTACGATCGCCTGGAAAGAAAGCAGATAATCCCGGATCCCTGTTCAGCATTCTATAGTACGCAGTAGCAATACACCGAACTTAGATCATTTCTCGCACTCTAAGTCAACGTCGTCTACGGCGCGTCTCTGAGTTTAGCCCACCACTTGATCCCAACTCGTGGATTGTTTGCATGAAGACATGATTATACGATCGCGCAGCGCCTATCTAACGATCGTCGATCGCCACTCTTTGCGGTAGAACCCGCGGATGGATGGTCACCCTTACTATCACCTGTTTCAGCGAGCAAATAATTGGAACTTGATCAGCGATCGCAGAGTCTTGTTCTCCGAACTGCACAGCCCCGTAAACTAATTTTGGGAACATTTGAGAGATCGCATGATTATATGATCGCTGAATCAAATCCTGGGGATTATTTTGGTCATCGCTTGATTATACGATCGTGGCCCCCTGATCGCCGATCAACGGTCGCTACCGCGGCGACAAACAAATCGCCGACCAAACGCGACTAACCGACGGAAACGACCGCGACCGGAGCGCTAACGGCGCGGCTATTTGGGTAGGCTAACGCCTACCCTAACCGTTGCGGCTAATAGCCGCGTTGCACTCTGAGCCGCTCGTCAGCATTGCGAGCCGCCTCGCGTGGCACATAGCCGTTGCCGATGCGAGCCGCGTTGCTTGCCGTTGCCGTGGCAGCGTTGCGCCACGGACTGCGCCAGTCCAACCTAAAGCAGCGCTCAGACTGGCAGCGTTGCCGTGGCGCCAAAATGGCGCCACACGTTGCACACGCGCGAGGTTTGCGGCTCATTTCTGAGCCGCCTCGTCAGCCGCGTTCTGAGCCGCAATGTCAGCCTGAGCCGCGTTGCGAGCCGCAATAGCCGCGTCAGACTCGCGCACTACGCGAACCTCACCATTGCGGCTATCGTTGCGCGTGGCAGGTCGCTTGACCTGCTTTGTTGCGCTACTCGCAACGGATTTTTGCCGTGGCTTGATACGCAATTGCCAGTAACCTTTGCCGTCAGCCGCAAATTGCGCGTTGCTCGCAATCGTTGCGAGGTTACTCGCCACGGCAAGCCACCCGAACGAAATACCCGACGTGTTGAGCGAGGTGTTGCCGTAGTAGGCGTTGCGCACATACGCGGCTGCTTGTGCGAGTAGCGTTACGTTGTCGCTTCCGATAGCCGCGACTTGCAGCATTGCGGCTCGCGTTCCGCCTTTACCGTTGGCATCCGCACGTTGCGTAGCAGTGCGATCCTTGATACCTAGCGGCTGCCACACGTCGGCAATCCATGCCTTGTGTGCCTTGTCGCCTAGTTCAACGGCAAGCTTGCCGAACGTATCCGTTGCGCTCTTGCGAGCAATTTTGACCTGCGCCATGATTGCGCTCCGTGTCGCTCAGACTTGCGAGCGTTGCTCGCTTGCGACAACTTGAGTATGCACCATGCGTTGCTAACGTGTCAACAACATTGTGCTAACGCATTGTAAACGTTGCGCGGAGCTTGCGTTGCGTTGCGGCTCAGGTCTGGCGTTGCGACAGCTTGCCGCGGACGCGCCAGGTTCGCAATGTCCGCGTACAACGCAATGGCGACACGCGCCACAATGCTTCGCAATGGCGCTACGCGCAAGGTACCGCCACGGATTACTAGGGCAATGGCGCAACGGTTAGGCGCACAGTACCACAGATCTAGATATAGACCGATCAATAAAGACCGTCTCTCTAAGATTGTTTATCCGGCGTCCAGTTCGTGATAACGCGTCTCCTTGGCTTAGGTACCGTAGACGGATGATGGGTCCAAACTAGGATACGCGGTGGGACATACCAGTAGAGAAGAGTGGGTTTGGTAGCTCTATGCCCATAGTCCCCTTGATTACACTCCTCTATCACCCCACCTCTCCCATACTGGATAAACAACTGGCTCCCTTTGGGTTGCTCGACTACCCCACCCCATCTATGGACTAGCTCCATTGCCTTGATACCGTGCTCACAGTCCTCGTCACTAAAGTATCGTAACTTGCCCCAGGGACCACAAGGTGGATGAGCTATTATTGGGTATGGACCCCGATAAGTATGAGCGTCCCGTGTTTCAGTGTAGACGTCTTCTAAGAGATCATGATAGACGCTGTCCTCTGAACAGAACAATGCCGCGATCTTGATCGGCGAATCTTCGATTCTACGATCTGGGAAGAGTATAGAGACCCGTCTTATAAGGTACCGTGCAAAGGCTTCAGGAGTCCTCTCCCGGTCTCTCTTGTGAAGGTCCTTGACGCGGATGTAGTAGGTCACCTTGAACTACCATTATAACCAGGAGGATAATCAAGACAATAAATAATAGCGCGATCAGGACTAATGTGCCGACCACGATTGCCCCTGTCAGTTGAAGGATCAGAAGTCGAGTTTGCGGATCACCCATCCGTTGTCATTGGTCAGTTTTATCAGTTCTCTAATGTGCATGTAGAGGAACTCTGGTCGAGTAGTACTCAGTACACGCGCCTTGACTACTTCAGCTATCTCGATCTTATCGCGGCCAACATATGCAGACGGGACTCTGATACTGTATAGGACCGATCCACGATCAGTCAAGTTAGCAACGCTTTCAAGGCTTGCGCCTAGCAAGGACAAAGGAAGGACGTGAACGTTCTGGACAGATGTGGTGGTAGTGGACGACGAAGTTGACGGCTTTCGTAGTTGTGCAGACATCGCCCTTCTCACACCTGATGTATGTTTGTAGACAACGAGGACAGACTTGGAGAGACATCAGCGGTGACGGGACCTCTTGAGCTGGATGAGACGCTGATATTGATAGGCTTTGCACCAGTGGTCGCGAGGGCTCTCGTGGAGAAGGAAATGCCACACCATCCAGAAGGCGCATCGGAGATACAACATAACAAACGCATTACAAAAAGTAGATCGGGGGTAGCCAGCTATCATCAGCTCACCACGCTGACTCTTTAGCCTTTGAGACCCCAAATCTATAGCGACATAACTGGTCGCTGGTTATCTCGATATATAGCTCACTTACGTGTATAGGCGCGGGTAGTTCCATACTCACGTTCTCACGTGTAATGATACTACGCGCATCATACAGGGCGTACTCGCTAAATTGTCCCTCTATGTCTATGCTGTTGACCCAAACGGGTCCCGGCAACTTGACCTGCGTCTTTCGATTGGGTCTCGCGGCACCCTCTACTGTAAAGTCTACGCTCGGGGTAGTTGTTTCCATGTCAGTAAAGTCCCTTCAGTGACTTTACATTGTAGTATACTACCCCCAAGCCCTCATGACCATCCCAGCTCATCCGCTAAAAGTACGCAATCTCGCATTCCGTCTCTGGTGCGAGAATAATAGAAACATGAGTAAAGTTTCCCAGATCATGGATGACCAGTACGGGATCCATGTCACCGTCAAGGCTATTATGACCTGGCGGGACAAGATGGATTGGGAAGCCAAGCTCATGCTCAAAGAGAACCAGTTCCGTCGTCTGTTACGAGCCTCTGACGATCCGATACTTCACGAGATGGCTATGGACGACGTGATGGTCATGAAGTTCCTGGGCATCTTGACGCGGATGGTTTCCGAGCAACTCAATAGACGAAGTACGCGACAGTTATTTCAGCCACGTAATATACGCGAGCTGATGCAGGTTATAGAGTTCATTGGCAGTACTCAGTCACGCATATTGGGGGCGCAACAGGAGCGTGATTCCAAACCCACTACTAATATCACTATTGATAATCGACGTCTTATTCTTCGTGATCGGCTTGCGGCTGTACCTGCTGCTCAGCGCCGGATCATCGTAGACCAGATGCGTGGGGCGACGATGGATCAAAAGGAACTGGCTCCGGTTCGAGAGGAGGCATGGAATGATGAGGCATCTTAGGAACCTGGAGCTATTGCTTCTCTTGATCGTGGAGAAGTATATCACGGGTGATGTAAACCCGCAGCACAGGGCACTGCTAAGTCAGGTAGCGAGAGAGATTGTCAGTGAGCATACAGATCAACCCCCGCATATTAGCTGACGCTACCGAGTTTATACGGGACGATCCGGAGGGCGCGGCTGAGTTCCTGTCTGAGATTGATCCCATTAGCTGGATGCATCACATCGAGCTACGTACGGAGAAGGGTGAGCCGATCGAGTTCCGGGATCACAAGCCTCTGATTGGCATATACTCTGATTTCCACCCCGAGCAGGTGTATCAGAAGGCGGCCCAGATTGGGATCACAGAGACAGCTATCAATAAGATTCTCTGGCTTGGGGATCATCGCAATCTTACATTTATCTATGTATTCCCTACTGCCGACGATGTATACAAGTTTTCGCAGGGGAGGTTCAATCCTGTTATCAAGGGAAACGTCTACCTACGGAAGCGAATGCGTAGTAGTGATAACGCTACCCAGAAACAGATTGCTAACTCTTGGATTTATTTTCGCGGGGCGCAAAAGGAAACTCAAGCCATATCTATCCCCGCCGACGGGCTTATTATAGATGAATTCGATTTCGCACCTCCGGATATATTGGACGTCTTCACCAAGCGACTTGAAGCCAGCCGAACTCCGCTTACTTGGAGATTTTCTACGCCAACTATCCCAAAGTATGGAATCAATGCCTGGTTCGAGCAAACCGATCAAAGACACTGGCTGGTCAAGTGCGACAGATGCAATAGATGGCAAACTATAGACTTCTGGCGCAATGTACGTCAGCGCAAGGGTGTTAGCAGGTTCGTATGCTGGAAGTGTGGCAAGCTTCTACAGAGACGTACTGGCATATGGGTTGCCAAGTACCCAACAAAAGCAACGGACCCAGTCTACGACGCTAAGGGACATCTCACTGAGCCTGCTACGGGGCTGCGCGGCTACTTTGTGAACCCGTTGGCGTTTACGTTCATCACAGCGGAGAAGAAATGGCAAGCATGGCAGAAGGCAGAGAAGAGCTCCAGGGCAGCCGCAGTCAAAAACTTCTACAATTTCGATCTTGGACAGCCATATGTCTCTGGAGCGTCCCTTATTACGACCGATACGATACGAAACTCTATGAAGAGCGAGTTCGACGTACACGGATTCAATGTCTTTGGCTGCGACCAGGGGGACTTACTGCATTGGGTCGTAAAGCACATAAGCCCGGATGGGACCCGACCAATCATCGCATTTGGTGTAACTAGCTCCTTTGACGAGGCTTACCAGCGATTTGTAGAGTTTGCGTGTCGCATTGGCGTGATAGATGCTCTGCCAAACAAGCATTCTGCGCGACAATTAGTACAAAAATCGCACCGCAAGCTCTATATGGCCTACTATAAAGACCAGAACGAAGCCAGTAAGGAGAGAATTGAGGACAAAAAGCCCGATAAGCCCTCTGGTTTCACCCACAGCAAGCAAGAAACCCAGACTTTGCTCCTGGATAGAGCCGAAACACTCGATACAAGCGCGAAAGAATGGCTGGATGGTCGCGCTTATCTCGCCAGGCCGATTGAATCTCAAGGAGAAGACGTCCTGGAGTTCATAAACCAGATGGCGGCGATGGTTCGGGACATCCAGGAAGACAATAAAGGCATCGCAAAGGTCGTATGGGTGAAAACTGGCCCCGATCACTTCCGCCATGCCGACAATTATGCCAGTATAGCGGCTGATTTACGCACAGTAGGACCAATAACCGATCTAAACGTCAGTGGCAGCATCAGTAACGTGCTGCCGCAGGGACTAGATTGGGGTTTTGGACCTATGTCTGTCAAGGATCTAATGCCTACGGAGGCCGAGTTTGGTATTTCCACTTTCAAGGACTTCTGAAATATGCTATATGATAATTCCCAATGACCACGGCTGAGTTCGCAGCCCGCCTGCCGATCGAAAACGCCGACACTGAGACCCCGAAACCCAAGCAACCCATCGGCGAGCTTGGATTTACGGGGATAAATCCCTTTGGGTACTACGCACAGGAGGAGAGTTGGGACTACTTCCACGTTCCTCTTGAGGAACTGGAGCGCATGGTACAGCAGGACGGCCAGGCTCAGAGCTTGTACAGGATTCTGACGATGCCCATTCGGGCTAGTGAGAAGAACCTTACGGCAGCCGATGGCGGTCAAGCAGAGTACGACTTCATCAAGCGGCAGTTATTCGAAGCTCCCCAGAACGGCGGCATGAGCATCCCCTGGAACAGGGTGATGGCGGCATTGTCAAGAGCTGTTCTCACAGGAGCCGAAGTCCTTGAGAAGTGCTACAAGACGGCGACGATAGATGGCAAAGATGTCATCATGCTCGATAAAATCGCACCAAGGCCTCGCAGAACCCTAAGGTTTAGAGTTGATCAGCGTGGGTACTTCGACGGCGTGGTGCAGATGGTCCCGTACCGAGGTATTATCTGGCTCGAGAAGCCCAAGTGTCTGCACTTTGTTATCAATGGCGAGATGAACCCCGTGTTCGGCCAGAGTATGCTGCTTCCCGCGTACTATCACTACCAGAAGAAACACAAGCTCTATTACATCGGGCATCTGGGGTTCGCTCAGGCGGCATTGGGCGTGAAGAAGATCATGGTGCCTGTCGGGACCGACCAGAATGACAGACGAGTGTTCGAGCAGGCCGTAGCCAACATGGGCATGAACACCACAATCTCCATTCCGGAAGGGTGGGGCTTGGAGTTGGACTACAGCGCTAAAGTCCCGGAGCAGATGATCCCGTTTGTGAATCATCACGATGACCAGATGGCTAAGGCCGTCCTGGCCCAGATCCTGAACCTTGGCACTTCGGGTAATACAGGGTCGTATGCTCTTAGTGAGGCCCATCTGGATCTGGTGTTCGTAGTTATCGAAAGCATCATGGACGACATGAGCTATTTGTTCAACACGGAGGTGATACCCGAGCTTATCGACTGGAACTTTGGCACCAGCAAGTACCCTGTCCTTGACATCATGCCATCCTACACGGATCGTAGAGAAGCGATCAAGGATATCTTCCGTCACATCGCCGCCGCGAGGCAAGTAAACACGAGCGCTGAGTTCTGGGTCGAGCTTGAGAAGGCAATGGCTCAACAGCTTGGCCTGACCGATGATATCAACTACGATTCGGAGACAGACCGGATGGTAAAGGAAGCCAAGCAGCGTCAGAAGGCTCAAACAGGAGTGACTCCACCTAAACGCCAGCAGATACCTCCAGGTCAGGGCGATCCTAGCCAGGCTCCAGCAAAAGCGGCTCCCGCTGGTGGGGTTGGTGGACGAACCAATGCTGCTCCCAAGGGAGGGAAAGCCAGATGATGGATTACGACCAGGAATATCTACAACTGAATCGTGCAGCTACGGGCATGACGTTTACCCGTGCCGCATCCCCAGAGGTTGAGGAAGACCAGCGGGTCAAGACCAAGAAGAAGGGGATGCAGGGCATCGGGGGCAACCCGAGCACGACCAGCGGTGTGGGTGGTACAGGAGTACGCAGCAAGCGAGCCGCAGATCTTCCTCCTGGCTTCTTGAAGAATATCAAGAAGAAGAAGGGCAACGGCTCCAACGGCAACGGTAGCCAAACCAACAAGTGGGATCCGGACAACGACGGCGATGATGACAGCAACGCCAAAGGGGATACAGATAAGGACTATTGGACCAAGTCCGGGAAGCAGAAGAAATCGGTTCCAGGTAAGCCCCTCCCCAAGAAGTAACCCATGCCGTATACCAGTGCCAATCCCCCCAAAGTCGCTAAAAACTGGTCCCCTGCTGCGAAGGCCCTCTGTGCTCG